TGAAAGAAATTTCCTTCCTCTCGAGCAGGTCGGTAAGTGACATGTCGACGATAGTCTTGTTTGTAAGACAGAGCAAGGGGAAACTCATAAAGCACCCCATAGGTTGACCCCGGAAAAAGTCCCTGGTAGGACCGAAATCCGGGTCTCCGAGCTCAGGTTCAAACCTAGCGTCGCGATTCTTAAGGATCAAGTTTCCTAAGACCCTCAAACATCTCATTTCATCATCACTCATCTCGTCGGCCTGCTCGATCAGGATCTCAATTCCGGCTTGTACGTACTCTTTCTTTATGTTGTCAGTAGCCCCGATGTAATCGAAGCTAAGAAATTTTCCTTCACCGTTGAGTTCGGCAATACGATCCGAAGTAGGATCACCTTTCAGAAGCCAAAGGCGACGAGAAAGCCGAGTATACAAAGATTGATGTAACTGGGAAAGAACTTGATTGTTGTAGGAAGAGTAGCAAGTCACTACTCTCGGCTTGCCACTAGAAAAAACTAGTGCAGGGCTACAAGTCTCAGAGAATTTCTCTCGATTCCAGTTTCCACCAAGTGTCCTCGGATTATAGCAAGTCGCAGATCCGTTAGGGATATAAGAGTGCTTGTCTCTGTTCCAACCAGGTGGAACATTGGACCGAAAGGCCTTCTTATATCGCTCTAAATGATCGGTATCTACTTCTACGGGCTCAGCCATTTTATGCTTCCAATTCCCGATTATTTTATAGAACCCTGGTTCGCAGGCTCCGCAACAATCCACCTCCACCTTCTGAGATGTTTTAAGGGAAAGTTCCTGAATCACATCGAGATTAGGAGGGAAACATGAACGCACAGCGGAGCGAACCCCACCACACACTACGTCACCAACCTTTCTTTTGTCACCAACGATCCCGAGTTCGGAACTGAAGTACTCAACCAACTTCATCACCTGAGCTTTCAATTTTTTTGTTTTTTTGCATGGACGTATTTCCTCCACACTGGTGAGCTCTTCTTCAGCCGCTAAGGGACTAAACTTGTTGTCAGAACGGTTTAGAAGAACACGATCATTGGCGACAACAGAACCGTCGTCATTCTCAAAGTTCGTACCCCCAGCTCCTTCGGAGCCTCCACTTTCTTTCAAAGCTCGCCAACGCGCAACTTCTGTCACCGATAGTGGCGTCTCACCCTCCTCAAGACCGAGATCCTGAAAAAGATGAAGCCTGCTAGCGTCCGCAGCCC